TTCCGTTAGCTCCTAGTTTTGCAAAATGTGCCATAATTCCTCCTATTATATTATATTTATTTTAAAAAATCTACCATGTCCATTATTGATATTTATATCTTATTATAACAATTCCTGATCCTCCAGCACCACTTAAACCTCCAACGCCTGGTGTAATAGCATCAGCGGCACCTCCTCCATTTGCACCACCTCCACCACCACCACCTGTATTAGCAGTCCCATTTGATCCAGAAATTCCTCCTACTGGTTGAACTGCACCACAAGATGCACCACCAGCTCCACCACCACCAGTGCCACCTGCTTTCGTTGTATTGTTGTGTGAGCTTCCACTAGAGCCTCCGCCTGCATAAGCAACAGCACTTCCTGTTATACCTGTTGTACCACCTGCTCCACCAGAGTTACCTGGTCTAGGATTATTATCACTGCCTGCATTAGTTTGTGCTCCTCCTGCTGCGGTTGCTCCACCTCCGCCACCTCCTGTAGCTCTGTAGCAAGTTCCTCCAGATCCTCCGGGATTACCTTGTGGAGGGCTTACAGGTGGAGTATTACCTAATCCGGCAGGTTGTCCACACATAGATCTAAAACCACCCCCACCAGAACCTCCATTTATTCTATCACCTGGAAGACTTCCCGGATGAGATCTACATCCACCTCCACCACCAGTTGATGTAATATTAGAAAAAATAGAATCTGATCCTATTGCAGGAGTATAAAGTGGTGCAGCAGTGCCCCCAGCTCCTACTGTAATTGGAAATCCAGTTTTTGTAATGGTTATACCTGTAGGAGTAGCTAAAGGACTAGCTGTATAACATCCAGAAACAGGAGTAGAATGTGATTCTCTCATACCTCCTGCACCGCCACCAGATCCTGATCCTTCATCATCATCTCCTATTCCTCCACTTCCTCCACCAGCAACTACCAAATAATCTACAACTGCAGGACCTCCTGCAGGTATAGTTGGAGAGTTATTACCTATTTGTGAAACACAAAAAGTTCCTGGTCCTGTAAAAGTATGAATTTTAAAATTCCCACATGTAGTAATTGTACCGCCAGTAGCAATTGTAAATGCAGGACTTTCTAAAATGTCATTTGCTTTTGCAAAATCAATTAGTAACCAACCTTTTGTAGCGTTTACATAAATAAATTCTAGTGAAGCTCCTTTTGTTGTATTTTCAAAATCACTATCTGACCCTTGAATTTTATCTCCGCCATTTTTAATTGTTAAACGATTTGTATCAAATGTATTTGCATAATCTTTAAATGCAACGACATCACCAGCTGAGGGACTATCAGGCATTGTTATTTGACGTGCTCCAGATGATGTATCAATAAAATATCCTTTGTTAGCTACAGCTCTAAAATCTCCTGATTGTGGTGTAGGTTCCCAATCAATAACTCCTGCTAAATTTATTGTGCCTGTAGTATTGTTGATTGTGCCACCTGTAATTCCTGCAGTATTGATTGTGCCTTGATTAGTTGTTGTAGTTCCTGATGATATAGTAACTGAATCTCCACTATCACCGATAGTAGTTGTGGTGTCCTTTCTTGGACTAATTTTGTTTGTTTTTATTTCACTCATTATTGGTATTTGTAACGAATAATTACAATCCCTGATCCACCTGATCCACCATTTTGTAAAGCACAACTTGCATAACCAGATCCACCAGTTGATCCACCACCTCCGCCTGTGTTAACAACTCCATTTCCTCCATTACCTGAATTTGCTACAGCATCTCCGCCACCGCCAATACCACCAGAACCAGCAGTGCTAGGTGGTTGATTGTGAACTGCTCCACCACCTCCTCCTGCATAATATCTAGTTGAACTTACAGGTCCAGGCTCACCATAACTTGGAGCAGTTGGACCAATTACACTATCAGCTAAATAAGATCCAATACCGCCAGGACCACCTCCTGGTGAACCTCCTGGAGCATTACCACCAGCAGCACCAGCACCACCACCTCCACCTTTCGAATAATTGTTTGGGCTCCCTGCTCCAACAGGGTTTCCGCCACCGGGATTTCCTTGAGGAGGTGATACTGGGGGTGTATTACCTGTACCAACATTGCCTGGATTATTATCTCCACCACCTGATCCTCCTGCATTTGTGGTTGCATTATTACCATCAGCTCTACCTCCGCCAGCTGAGGTTATTGTTGAAAATATTGAAGAGGCTCCTTGAGAACCTGGGTATCCACAAAACGGAGCACCTGGTGTACCAACACCTCCTGCACCACCGCCACCAACTGTAATTGGATAAGCTGTAGCTGGAACAGATAATCCAGATGGGTTTGCTAATGGAGACATAGTAGGTGCTGGAATACAACCAACACTATTAGATAATCTAAATCCACCTGCTCCTGCTCCACCACCAACACCACCGCCACCATTATTTCCTGTGCCACCGCCTCCACCAGCTACTACAAAATAATCTACTTTGTCTGAACCAACAGGGTTTCCTGCACAAGATACACAAAAAGTTCCTGGGCTTGTAAAAATATGTGTTTTGAAATCTCCATTTGTAATTACTGAATTACCACCAGTTGCTGTTACAAATAAAATCTGTTCTGTTATGTCTGCTTTTTTTGCTGCTCCAACAAGCAACCAACCTTTTGTTGCATCAACATAAATTAAAAATATTGAAGCTCCTTCAGTAGAAATAACAAAGTTATTAGCAGTTCCTTGTATATTTGATCCATTTCTGTTTATCGTAATATTTGCCGTATCTGCTGTGAAAGAATAATCTTTAATTGCCACTAAATTACCTGCAGATGGCGAAGCTGGAAGAGTCACTGCAAATGCACCACTGCTGGTATCACAAAAATAACCTTCGCCTGCAACTGCTGTAAAGCCAGAGGTTTTTATTGAACCTGTTTGCCAACTAACTGTATTAGATATATTACCTGTAATCGTACCACCAGATATTGTTCCAGTGTTCGTTATTGTGCCTGAATTTGTAATTGCTCCTGCAGAAGTTAAGGTGACACCTGAAGGTATTGTAATCGTATCGCCACTATCTCCAAGTGTGACTGTGCCACAATTTGCTGTTGGTGTAATTTTGTTAACTTTAACTTCACTCATATTACCTATTGATATTTATACCTTATAATTACTATACCTGAGCCACCTGCTGAACCATTACTAGGTGGATTCCCTGCATGAGAACCTCCTCCTCCGCCACCTCCAGTGTTAGCTGTTCCAGCTTGAGAAGATGGTGCACCTCTACCGCCACCACCATCACCACCAGCTCCGTTTGGACCACCAGTAGAATTACTTCCACCACCGCCACCACCAGAAAAATATCTTGTATCTGACACGGGACCAGTATCTCCATTACATGCTGCAAATCCTGCAGACACTACATAAGAACCACTACCTCCATTACCAGCTGTACCACTATTACCTGATTGTGGTTGACCATTTGTAGAATCAGCTCCTGCTGTGGCAGCACCACCGCCACCTCCTCCACTATTACCTTGTGGACCTTGAGGAGGTAAACCACCATTTCCTCCATCATTACCTTGTGCCGGATTTGTTGGTGGAGTGTTTCCTGTGCCACCATTAAAAGTTCCACCGCCACCTCCGCCAGAACCACCATTGTTACCATTTGGACCACAGCCGTTTGTTCCACCGCCACCACCAGCTGATGTAATCGTTGAAAAAGTTGATACTCCTCCGTCACTTCCTGGAGCACCTGGGTTCAATGCTCCTCCTGCGCCTACGGTTATTGGATATGCTTGTACTGAAACTGGTAAACCTGTTGGTGATGCTAATGGTGAAGTTAGTCCAGGAGACATACAAGTTGAATTAGATAATCTAAATCCTCCAGCTCCACCACCACCGGCATAATATTGATCACCACCACCTCCACCACCAGCTACAACTAAATAATCTACTGTTGTTGACCCTGCAGGATTACCTGCACAAGATACAGTTAATGTTCCAGGACCTGTAAAAGTATGTATTTTAAAATTTCCACAAGTTGTTGTTGAATTACCACCTGTTGCGGTAACAAATGCTGGTGGAATAACTGTATCTTCATTATTATTAACTGCTACCCATCCTTGAGTGCCGTCTACATAAACTAAAGTTCTTGTTTCTCTATCAGTTCTAATTTCGCCATCTGATGCTACACCTTGAATATTAGAACCATTTCTTGCTATAATAATTTTATTTGTTGCAGCTGTTCCTGCATAATCTGCTATTGCCACAATATTTCCTGCACTCGGTGATGATGGTAAAGTGACCGTAATATCTGAACCACCGCTTGTATTTACAAAAAATCCTTGACCATTCACGGCATCAAAATTTGATGTTTTAATAGAATCTGTTTGCCAATCTACAGTTCCTGTTCTACCAAAACCAGTTTGACTTGCACCAGATGCTAAAGTAATTGTGTTACCC